CAATTTCTTTTGCGATGATCTTATCCTGATCAATAATTTCCTGATCAGTCTGTCTAAGAATCTTTCTTCTCACATAATCTTGTGAGTAGTATTTTCCAACATAAGGTTCTGCCGTTGCAACTAAATTCAAACGCTCAGTTAACAACTCAGCATCCTTAAGTTCAGAAAAGTGATTGTCGTAGAGATAGTCATATTGAATATGCTCTTTCATCACTTCCCAATCTTCGGGGGTGACAATGTTCTTCAGAATGAGTTGAGTTCTTAGAAGATCATTGAAAAGATTGGAGAATCTCTTACGCAAACGACCAACAAACTTAGTGAACTTAAGTTCATCTCTCAGAATTTCTGATGATCTTCCTAGATTAAATCCACCAGAAGATTCCAGTCTTGATGATGGAACATTCAATGACTTGTAAAGTTTTTGTTGGAAATAATTAATGTCAGTAATTTCGCCAAGATTTTGACCGCCTGGGAGTGTGGTGATTTCAGTTCCTCTACCACCTTCACGACGAGGTAGCCAGAAATCTTCCATCATACTCATGAACTTTTTATCATCACGAATCTCACCAGTTTGAGCATCGTAAACTAACTTATTACGATATCTCATCATAACATCACGGAGATATTGTTCTGCCTTTACCTTTGGTAGATTTCCCACATCAATGTAGAAAATACGACGCTCAGGTGCTCTTGAAAGTCTGTAGATAACCAAAGAGTCCTCAATCATTCTTAATTGATTGAGTGCTTTGATTGCCTTATGTAGATATGATAAAGTTGATCCCTTGTTTCTGTCTACAAGACCTGAAGTACAATATGCGATTGAATCTCTTGAGAATTTAATACCTTGACTATTCGACCCACCCATTGCACCTGGATTGTTGGTCGGAAATGCCATCTTTGGATTATAAAGAAAATATTCCTCAATCTCTGGGAACTCATAATCCATTGGATTATCAGTATTAGCATTACCCATTCTATATGGGTCTTTATCCGTTTTCTTTTGCTGCCTCACATAACGAATTTTAAGGGCATCGATATATCTTAGTTCTTTAATTCCGTCTTCGGGTTTCTTCAAATCTATTACCTTATGGTAATATAAACGCCCATCAACATACCAATTTCTATAGATCTCGTGCGATTTTTTATCAAAATCCAATAACTCTAGAATATATTTAAATTCTTCTCTAATTTTCTTCTTAATGTTATCACTAGCGTTTAAATTTGATAGTTCAACCTCAACGGGACTATCGTTAGAGTCCGAAACGATTGCTTCATTAACAATATCTTCAATGGCACTATCGCACTCTGGATGAAGTGCCATTTCACGATATCTTTTAATCAGATCATATTCAGTTCTATAGATACCTTCAATATCTACATAAGATCCGAAAAAACCACTCGTTAAATAATGGTCAACCCCGTCCTCATTATTTTGAGGAACGGGGGAAAGTGTAGTTTTTGATTTTTTCTCGTTATTATCTTCAATAGAGAAACCAAATAGTTTTGCCATGAATAAAGTTTAATATGCTTCTACTATTTATCAACTAATTGCTATTCCAGTTTGATCGGTAGCACCACCACTATCTTGCTGAGAACCTGCGGTCCAGTAGTTAACTTGGAACTCTACGGTATACTCTTCAATTGTATCAGAAGTATCGTATGAAAGATCAATCTGAGAAATATTAGTTGGGAAAATATCGTAGAAGAGATAAGTTCTCAGTGGAGTGATTGCCTGACCAGCTTTGTCTCCAAAGTTGGTTGTTGATGCTTCCATTCTATTGGAACCACCTCTACCAAGTTGATGAACAATAGCATTGGTCATATAAGATGCTGGGTTGGTTGCACCACTGTTATTATCAAGTTTGCTGATTCCATTCATCCAGATCTCAAATGCAGATCTGAGTTTGAAATCTTCGTCGTTGATAACGGTAACAGTCCAAGTATCGAAAGTTCTGTCTCCAGCAACTTTCATAATTCTCCCTCTAAAGGGAACATCAATAGGTGCAATGTTTGAAGCGGGAAGAGCAGCTGCTTTACACATAAAATTGAATGTTTCCTGATCCCAGTCAGCGCCACCAGCGGCGACTGGGAAGTTCGGAATATCAACTTCAAATAGATTGGGTCTAGCGCCGCCACCTGCTAGTTTTGATTTAAACCCCGTGATAGTTCTAAGGTTAGACATTTTGAAATCCTCCTTCTGTAATTAATTTATGTTAAAAATCAAACTCTTCCAGCAACTTCTTCGAAGCTTACACCTGTGCGGGTTGCCACAAATGTTAGCGTCACAAAGTTGATAGATTTAGCAGGTTTCAGATAGATATCTGCTCTGAACTCATTATTATCAATAATATCAGGAGTGTTGTTTGTTTCGTCACAAACTACGAGGAAGTCATAGATTCCTCTCTTTGCCTGAACATCGCGGAGGTATGGTTCAACAATATTTACGAAATTCGCTCTCGTGATTTGATCATTCAGTTCAAAGAGTTGTGCCTGAGCAGTTCTTTCGAGTGCTTGCTCAACTGTTAGGAACAATCTGCGAACATTAATTCTATCAAAAGCAGATGCAAATCCTAGAGCAGTCTTATCACCGAACAGAAGAACACCAATTCCAGGTTGATTAACAATTGAGTTAATTCTTAGTGGATAGAGTTGATCTCTCTGTGCTTTATTTGGATTGTATGCAAGTTTAATTGCATTATTCAGAATTCCTCTTTGCTGACCCGCTGGTGAGAACCAAGGGAACGCGAAGATTGAAGTTCTTACACAAAGTCCAGCAACATCGGGGTTGCAAGGAATATAGCGGAACTTGTTATTGAATCTATCGAAAGTATACTTATATCCACTATCAAAAATTGCATAAGATGATGATGGTAAGTAACTGAAGAATTCAATAATGTTATCAGTTTGAGTATCTGTATTTGTAATGTCAACTACATCTCCTCTATGTGGAGAAATAACTGCAATACAATCTTTTCTACCATCGGCAATAGAGATTAGTTCTGCTGCCTTTGCTCTGGACTCATCCTTATCACCAAGTCCAGGACCCATGATCAGGTAATCTACCTGAACTTCATCTCTGTTCTCAAAGAGTCTGTATGAAGTGATTAGATCTCCTAAAGTTGCGGTCATTCCACCAGTTGCATTATAATCAACACCGCCTCCGAGAACATATGTACGATTACCTAGAGCACTGAAGACCTTGTCTTGTGCTGGTTCGTTCCAAAGTCCTTGTGCTGTAGTGATTCCAGCAAATTGTTGATCCCCAATTGTTCCTGGAGCAATATCTGGATCAAATCCAGTCTGAACAATATCCTCATCATTACTCTCATCTGAAGGATTATCACCAACATAAACATATTGTGAGAATCTTGCGAGATAATCTTTCCACCAAATTCTTTGTGGTGAGTTTACTGCAGAAACAGCATCAGATGCCTTAGAAAGATTCAGATGCTTCTCTAAAAGGTTTCCTCTGATTCCTGTTACTGATCCAGTATCATCAAAGATTGCAACGTGTAGAGAGTCATTTCTACCATTTCTATCTTTTGTCCATTGAGTTGCAACTGGTTTAGGTGCAATAGATCTCCAGAAAATTACTGCATTATTGAGTGGAACTACTTGTTGATCGTACCAATCTTCCGCTGTGGAAGCGCCAACTTGTCCACTTGTGAGTGCGGTTGTTCCAATTCCAGTGTAGGTAATATTCATGATATTACCTGCTTTGAATGATGTTGCCTGACTCTTAGGAGCATAGTCAATGAAAACTTCAGTTGCAGCAGTTCCAACATTTCTGTTGAATGTTACTGCAGTTCCTGGAGCAGGTGAACTCGCTGTGATTGTGATATCTGATGCTAAAGTTACGAAAGTTGATGCAACTGAGGTAATTGTTTGTGAAGCAAATCCATTCAGAACAACGAAATCTCCAGCAACGATGCCAGCAGTAGAATCTACATAAACTGTGTTTGTGGTTCCAACTCCCGATATGCTTGAAGCGGTTGAAACTGTTGACAATTTAACTCTTTTGAGTTCTTCTACTGCATTTTCGTATCTAGAAACAATCTTAACATCAAATTCTGAATTTTGATTTTCAGAATCAGTTCTTACTCCAGTTACGATTGCCTTTAGATAACCATTAACAATTCTGGTTCTACCTCTTTCTGAGATTTTTTGATCAACAAGTGCTACAGTTACTCCAGCACCAACTTGAACTCCATGTGCAATCAAGCTAGTAGTTTTAACACCAACTGTTTGATCTGCAAAGTCATCAATAAAGCAAACTTTTAAGTTATTTGCCCAAGAACCTGGATTCTTCGCTGCAAAAATATAATCTGCAACATCATCGGCAAAATTTGCTTCATAGTCATCAAAGTTTTTGATTAGGAGATCTTCCTGTCCAACGCCATTTTTGTTAGCATTTGCATTAACTAGTGTATCTCCAGATGTTCTTACAACTTTAAGAACACCTCCATATGATAAGTATGAAGATGCACTCATCCAATACTCATACTGAGCATCTTTGCTTGATGGTTTTCCAAATACTTGAAGCAGTTCATTCTCGGTGGTAATGTCAGTTGGTTCATCAACTGGACCACGAGGGAATGGACCTGCAATTGCACCGATATTGTCGAGGACATTATCGGCTCTCCCTACGGTTAAATCAACTTCCCTAATAAGTATACCAGGAGATAATTGAGGAGTCGCCATTTTTTTCTCCTAAAACTCTCAGTTTATCTAAAAAATATTTATTAAAAAAACTTCTTTCAGAGGGGAAACGCTGCATGAACTTCCCATTCACCAGTCTGGATATTGCCAATTGGGAGAATATGTTTTTTTCTTTTTAGATTCTATCATCCTTTTTATAGTACATTCTTTACATTCATATGAATATGAAGATGATAGAGTATTATTTTTTCTAGTCCTGTAAAAACTATCTGTTAAACTTTTTGCCATTTTGCAAGATCTACATTTTCTTTCAGTTAAAAATAAATGATCTAAATCAAACTGATCATTAACATCCATTATAGATAATCCCACATATAAGATCTATCTCCATATTCATCGACGTACCATCTATCGCCATCATTATCAACAAAACTCCCAGATTCTGTACCATCAACAATAAATCCAAATGGTGCCATATCCTGTTCTATCTGATTTTTCTGCTCCTCATATAATCTTTTCCTAACATCCTGATCTGTCAGTTCTTTAAAATAATCTTGAGCAACTAACCAAGCATATATGACTAAACACATTGCAAGGTCATCATTACATCCTTCCTCTGCCTCAAATGAGTTGTGTTTTTGTATGAATGTAGTTAACTCACTCATAATTTCATAATCTCTGAAAAGAAGTTTATTCTCCTCAATCATAGTTTTTAAATTAAGACATCCAACTTTTTTAACTGTTTTAGACATCTTAACTCCCAATTGAGTTTTCTTTCCAGAGAATCCTTGCCCAACAATTTGACCAGCTCTACCCCTCATGGAGCACATAAGAAGATTTTGATACTCCAAATCATAATGTATAATTGATGCTACCTGATCTCCGACATCATTTACTTCACATAAAATATATGCACTATTATAATTTTTTGCTACATCAACAATAACGCTTGGGAAAAGCATGGGTTTGATCTCATTATTCCTATACTTAGCAACAATTTGATGTGGGAATGTTGTTATATCAACCACAGTAAATGCAGAATAATCTATACCAACTCCACGAGCAACATCAACAGTCATTAAATAATCATGATCTTTTTGTGGATCTTCATATATGTCTAATCCAGCATTGGTCTTTTTAGGAGCATCATAAACTAAAGATCTCAATTTACTCGGAGATATCAGAGTATCTACAGATCCTAAAAATTCACACTCAAACTCAACTTTGAACTGTTGTTCTGAAGTGTTTGCTATCGTCTGTTTTTTCCACTCCTCATCCCTTCCAGGAACCTCGGACCAATGAACATCTGTATATACATATTCATTCTTACCTCTTTCGGCATCGTGCCACATCCTGTAGAAGTGATTCATACCCTTAGGGGTAGAAACAATAATCACTTTCGTAGATTTACCAGAAGAAATAGTAGGATATACTGAACTAAAGAAATCATCTGCAATATGATTTGGAACGAATGCAAATTCGTCCAAGAAGATAATGTTAAATGACATTCCTCGAACAGCAGATGCTGATGTGGAAGCGGCAAGAATTTTAGAACCATTCTCCAGTTCTAAAGAACCTTTGTTCCAAGCAATAATTCCCTGTTGCATCCATTTTGGAAGATTTTCATAAGCAGTCTGTAACCTATCCAGGAGCTCCCT